ATATTGAGTGTTGCAAACAGATTTTAAAGGAGAAAAACATGGCACTTTGGGGATTATTAGACAACGAAGCTTCAAAACCAAAATATCTAAACGACACTGATAAGGCAAACACATATGGTGTTGACACTGCTGAAGTAACTGCAAATGCAGATTCAGGTGTTGTATCAGAAGGATGGTTATTAAGAAAAACAGTTGGTTCAAGAGTTCAGTGGGAGACATTAGTCGCAATGTCTTCAGGTTCAATGGGAGCAGACGTTGCCGATTTCGATGACGATTCAGACCCACTAACACCTGATGTTGATGACGATGCAGTTCTTGCTGACAGTTAAGAAATAAATTATGAAATATAAGTTATTGGCAGGACACGAAGCACTACAAGTTGGTTCAACTAACGGTAGTAACTTCAGTTCATCAACAGTTGTTAGATTATACAATAGTGACACTGCATTTCACGTAGTGTCAGTAGAAACATCTGCAAACGTATTAATTGGTTCTATTCATATAGGTGCAGGTCAATCCATTGACTTACACAAAGACCCAACTGATGAAGTTTTTTCAGATAGTGCAACTGTTTTTGGAACCCCAGTAGCAACAAACGCATAGGACGTATTATGAAAAATTTTAGAGAATTTGTAACAGAACTTTACAGACCATCAACATTTTTTGGTGCAGGTCTTTCTTCAAAGAAAGTACCATACGATGTAACTGATGAAGATGTTAAGTTGACAATCAACGCAATTTTAGGTCACACTGCAGTGTCAGAATTCCTAAACCCAAAGGCCGCAATCGGACAAGTAGAATCTAAACTTGCACAAGTTGGTATCAACAGAGTACAACATCCTTCAGACGACCCTAGAAACGAAGTTTCCGAAGAGGAATTTTCAGGGTCAGGTGAGACAATAGTATCATTCTCACAGTTTGGTGAAATCATCGGTAAATCCGTTGACACACCCATCGATGAACTAGAAAAGGAAGAAAAAGTTATCGATGTAAAATTCAAGTACGAACAGTTAGACAACGGAACTTTCAAAGTCTACGGTTCTTTAGTGTAAGACTTGGGGACTTTCTTGTCCCCTTTTTTACATCTAAATACATTATATTATGGGATTATTTGACAAACTCACAGCAAAAAACTTTCAAGCATTTGCACTAAAATACTATGATGACCCTCAATGTGAGGACATGGAAGATTTTCAGGAAGACTTGAGACGTTTCCGATATCTTAAACGATTACTGTATCGTCATCATGAATATGGTGAAGTACGTGAACGTCTAATGTTAAACCACATCATCACGTTGTTCAACGTCTTTGGATTTGAACCGTGCATGAGAATGCTAGAATTCAAAATTAAAGAAGAAACCTACTGGACAAGTATTAAAACTATGTTATTATACTTAGGATACGTCAGAGAAGACTTCAAGTCAGACATCCTAATAGATGATAAATTAGTTGAAAGACTAAGAGAACTATAACGCTGGATTAGTTAAATGGTATAACAGTTGACTTGTAATCATCAATTAATAGTTCGATTCTATTATCCAGCACCATTTTAGGAAAGAAATATGCAAATTAAAGAACATGGTGGAATAAGATATGTTCAAAATACCATAACCCCACCTGAAGGATTGGTTGATAAAATATTAGCACATCAATACACATTCTTCCCTTATGCAGAGGGTAATGAAGAATATGATTTTTGGACTGGACACATGCCTTACACAGGACAGATTTGGGATGTTGTACCTGAAACTGCTGTCTTTCTAGATTACATAAAGGAATCTGTGGAATTATGGGGATTCAATCTAAATGATTATTTTGCAAAATGTTGGGTGACGTTGGTTCCTAAAGGACAGAATGTAACTAAACATGCTCATCACGGAAGTGTCAATGGTTATTGGATTTTAAAGGATACAGACACAACCACATTCATGGAAGTTGATGGACAGACACGACAGTTTCCAAACTTTGATGGAAACTTTATGCTGTTTGATTCGAGTGTTCCACACTTCAATACATTTAATAAATCAGATGACATGAGAGTTTCACTTGCATTTACAGTCAGTGATGCAGAAGGTATTCAAAAAGAACTTGAAATTGCAGAAGATAAACTTAAAAGATTGAACAAAGAGGGTGTCAAAGAAAACACCGAAGCATCACTCTATACACGACAATTTGATACTGAAGGGAACATTGTTATTAGTGAATCATACGTCCCCCTAGTATAAAAAACACCTAAATAGTACTATGAGTAATATAGGTACCCAAAAATGAGAGTTGTCGACACCCTCATAGTTTTCCGAATTCTGAAGATGTTAACCACACCCTTCAATAAACAACCTGCATTCAAATTTGGGTTTATTGATGACAAGGGTAACAGAATTAAGTTCAAACAAGTTGAAGGTTCTAATCAGAAAGTAGAAAACAATCCTAAGACTGATGAGGAAAAGGCATCCCTTACACCTCTACATCGTCTTGTCTTTAACCTCAAGAAAATCATTGAGAAAGTGCCTTTTGGTAAGTCTGCATTCGCATCTTATGCTGTTGCACTTGCATTACTGAAGGAATCAAATGAACTCAATGACGAACAAATGCAAAGACTTGAAGAAGAATTTTACCATTGGTTGAAAGACAACGACATGGTAACCACGGACATGATTACAGAATCTGCATTGTTGGATACACTTGAAAGGGGTATGTATCGACTCAGAAGAAAATTAACTCAGAACGAATCAGAATATACTCCAAAATCCGAACTCTTTGTAAACAATGAGTATGCACAATACTATGGTGTAACAGTTTACGCTGGTGTTTGTGAGGGAGAAAGAGTGTTGGTAACTGCAGATGATGTATATTGAGGCAATCCAAACCATCAATAATCTGAAGTTCTCAGATTTTGGTAATCACAAGAAAGTCAAGTACAAAGATATTGAAGTCTTTAGTGGTGACTGGAAAGACATTACACTACCAACACCTCCAAAGAATGATTCAAGACAAGTCCGTATGGAGCTCGATGAAATCAAAGACATACGAGACAACACAACCAAAGAACAAGAACTAGAATACATCAATACAGATGAGAACCCATACTTCTACATTCAAGAATACATGGAGAAGGAAGGGTTAGAGTATGATGAAGAAAGAATGGTTTACTTAGGAGAACAAGTAAGACCCATCATACGACACTACAAAAACATGTTCGATAGACCAAGACCTTATCAAATTGCAAAGGAACTTGGTATCGACTTTGACAGATATAAAACAGAAACATCGAACACACCATCGTACCCCTCAGGTCACACGGTGCAACCTAAGATTGTTGCGAACTATTATGCAACAATATATCCTGAACACAAAGACGGATTCTTTAAGGGTGCAGAAATCAGTGGACTAGGAAGAGTAAGAATGGGTGTACACTTCCCATCTGATATCGCTGCAGGTCATGAACTTGCAAACAAACTGATGAGGTATCTCAAGTTTGATATGATGGAAGATGCACCAGTTAATGCAACTGGTAGTGCAGTTGTAGGGACTGGAAGTGATGTCGCAACATGGAGACCTAAAAAGAAAAGGAAACTCTATGATGTGATGAAACGAACCACATAAACATTATGATTAAATTTTTGAATTACTTAGCACTATTGACTTCAATTGTCATTGCAGGAATCGCTGCATACTTCTCAGTTATCGGTATGGCAACCATGTTTGCAGGTGCATACCTTGGAACAGTTGTAATGATGACTGCATTGGAGACAGGGAAGTTAGTCACCGCTGCATACCTACACTTAGTGTGGGATAGGTTAAACTACCTAAAGTACTATTTACTACTTGCAGTTGGTGTCCTCATGTTGATAACATCACTAGGTATATTTGGTTATCTATCTAAGGCAAACATCGAAGTCAATCTCGTAGGAGATGGTAACAATTTAGAACTGTCTGTATTGGACACACGTATCAGTGCAGAGAGAGACAAGATAGACAGACTCAATGACAGATTAGAGGGTTTAGACCTTGTTGTGACCACAGGAAGACCACAAGACAGAAACTATATCAACAGACAACAAAGAGATGAGAGACAACAGATTGCAGAAGATATTGACACTTCTATTAATCTGATTACAGAGTACACAGAGCAGAAACTACCTATACAACGTAAACAATTGGAACAGGACTCAAAGATTGGGCCAATTAAGTACGTTGCAGAGGTAATATACGGTGAAGAAGAGGTTGTCAAGTACCTTGACAATGCAGTGAGATGGGTGATTTATGCACTTATTTTCGTGTTTGACCCCCTTGCAGTGTTACTACTAGTGTCATCAACTGGTATGATAGCACGTAAAAGAGATGAAGAAAAACCGAAAGTAGTTGAAAATAGATATGTAATTCAAGTACCAAAAAAACGAGTTAAAGACTTGTCAAAAACTAAATAATAGGTTAATATAACAATAGGAGAAAACAATCATGGCAGCACCTGAAGGATACGATACCCCAACAATTCCAGGCATGGATGACTTGGCAGGAAGACTTGCATGGTTCAATGGCGCAGGATTACCACCTCAACCAACTGGTTATGCAGACATGGAAGCAGACGACCCTCAAAAGGTTGCATATGATGCTTCAATGGTTACACATGGCGAACAGGTTGCAGAAATCCAAGCATTGATTGATGCAGAATAGTTAAAAATCCACTAGTAATTTCGTTCTATCCATAGTATAATGAAAACATGCTATGGTTAGAACGAAAATACCTTTCGATGGTCGTGTCTTCACTAGACAGAGCATCATGGAAAGGTGATAATACATTAAATCACCGATGTCTTTATTGTGGAGATTCACAGAAGAATCTCTATAAGGCACGTGCATATCATTTCACAGTTGACCAATCATTTGTCTACAAATGTCACAACTGTGGTAAATCAACATCAAGTGTCAACTTCATAAAAGACCATTTCCCAACTGTTCACAAAGAATATGTGAAAGAATGGTTGAAAGAAACTGGGCGTGGAAAACGTAGACCTCAAAAAATGTTGTCTGCAAATGCATTCAAGTTTAAGAGTAAAGTTGACCAACAAGATGTACTATATAAATCAATGGAGACACTCAAAGCAGTGTGTCACGGTGCATGGGACAAAGTAGTTGCAAGAGAATATCTACAAGAACGACTCATTCCTGATGAAATCATTAAAGCACTGTGGTTCGTCTCCAACTCACAATCTCTGTCACTCTTAAATAGAAAGTACAGAGACAGAGTTCTAGGGTCAGACCCTAGGATTGTGTTACCATTCTTTGATGAGAATGGGGAATTAGCAGGTGTCAGTGGACGTGCAATTAATGATTCACCTTTACGATACCTTACAATGAGATTCCTAGATGATGTTCCACTCATCTATAATGTAAGAAATGTGGACAAGTCGAAGACTGTTTATGTCACAGAAGGGCCAATAGACAGTCTATTCCTACCCAACAGTATTGCAGTAGGTGGTAGTGATTTTAAAAAGCTTGATAATAGTTTTAAAGAGAATGCGATACTCATTTATGACAACGAACCAAGAAGTTCTGAAATACTAAAAAAAATAGACGAAGTCATTGACCAAGGATGGCAGGTCTGTATTTGGAATGACAAACGTGTCAGTAATTTCAAAGACATCAATGACATGGTTAAAGGTGGATTGGAAGTGGATGAGATTATCGATATTATTAACTCTTGTACATATACTGGCCTTTCTGCAAAACTAACACTAATGGAGTACAAGAAAATATGAGTAATACTGACATCAAAGTAGTCAAGTCAGACGGAACCAAAGAAGGAATTGAATTAGAAAAAATCCACAGAATGGTGGAGAAAGCATGTAAAGGAATTACAGGTGTATCTGAGTCATTGGTAGAAATGAACAGTGGTCTACAGTTTTACGATGGTATTACTACAAAAGAGATTCAAAAGATTCTAGTCAAATCTGCAAGTGACTTAATCTCATTGGAATCACCAAATTATCAATTCGTTGCAGCACGATTACTTCTGTTTGCAATTCAAAAACAAGTGTTCAACACTAAGTGGAAGGACAGTGAAATCTATCCTTCACTGTTAGAACTAACAAAAAGAAACATAGAGTATAGAGTGTACGATGAAGAGATTCTTACACTTTACACAGAGGAAGAGTTTGATACACTGGACAAGTACATCAAACATGGTAGAGACATGGACTTCACCTATGCAGGTTTACAACAGGTTGTAGACAAGTATTTGGTGCAAGATAGGTCTACATCAACCGTATATGAAACACCACAGTTCATGTACATGCTTATTGCAATGACACTATTCAGAGAATATAAGGAGAATAGACTTGATTACATTAAACGATATTACGATGCAATATCGACTTTCAAAATTAACATACCGACACCAATTATGTCAGGAGTCAGAACCCCACTACGACAGTTTGCATCATGTGTGCTTGTCGACTCAGACGACACCTTGGGAAGTATTTTTTCCAGTGACATGGCAATTGGTAGGTACGTGGCACAACGTGCAGGTATCGGTATCAATGCAGGACGAATCAGAGGATTGGGTGCAAGAATCAGAGGTGGAGAAGTGCAACATACTGGAGTTATCCCCTTTCTTAAGAAGTTCGAATCCACCGTTAGATGTTGTACCCAAAACGGAGTCAGGGGAGGTAGTGCAACTGTCCACTTTCCAATCTGGCACCAAGAAATCGAAGACATTATCGTCCTCAAAAACAACAAAGGTACAGAAGACAACAGAGTTCGCAAGTTGGACTACTCCATTCAGTTATCAAAGTTGTTCTATGAACGTTTCCTTCGAAATGATGACATAACATTATTCTCACCACATGATGTGCCTGGCTTATATGAAGCATTTGGTACACCTGAGTTTGATGAGTTATATGAAAAGTATGAACGTGCAACGTCCATACCTAAAACAAAAATAAGTGCAAGAGAGTTAATTACAGACCTATTAAAAGAACGTGCAGAGACTGGCAGAATCTATATCATGAATATAGACCATTGTAATGAGCACAGTAGTTTCAAAGACAAGGTAAACATGAGTAACCTATGTCAAGAGATTACACTTCCCACCGACCCCATTGACCATATTGATGGGGAAGGTGAGATTGCACTATGTATTCTAAGTGCAGTAAATGTTGGCCTTGCGAAGGATGAGGAAATGGAGAATCTCTGTGACCTTGCAGTAAGAGGACTAGAAGAACTGATTGATTATCAACAGTATCCAGTCGAAGCTGCAAAGAGGTCAACACTTGCACGTAGAAGTTTAGGTATTGGATACATTGGACTTGCACACTTCCTTGCAAAGAATAAGGTGAAGTACAATGACCCACAAGCATGGAAGTTAGTACATGACCTCACAGAGAAGTTTCAGTACTTCCTATTAAGGTCATCTAACACTATTGCACAAGAGAAGGGTGCATGTGATTGGTTCCAAAGAACTAAGTATGCAGATGGTATTCTACCTATCGACACTTACAAGAAAGAAGTGGATGAGATTGTACCTAACAAATTATCCATGAACTGGAAAAAACTAAGAAAAGATATACACAAACACGGTTTAAGACACTCCACATTGACTGCACAGATGCCGTCAGAGAGTTCCTCAGTCGTCTGTAATGCAACGAATGGAATAGAACCACCACGTGACTATCTAAGTGTTAAGAAGAGTAAGAAGGGTACACTCAAACAAATTGTACCTCAGTACTCACACTTGAAGTCTGCATACACTCTACTATGGGATATGAAAGATAACACTGGATATATCAATGTGGTTGCAGTTATGCAGAAGTTCTTTGACCAAGCAATCAGTGGAAACTGGTCATATAATCCTGAGAATTATGAGAACGGTGAAGTTCCAGTGTCAGTAATGGCACGTGACCTTCTAACCACATACAAGATGGGTTGGAAGACTTCATATTACCAAAACACGATGGACGGTAAAACAGAAGACGTTGTTGGTGATATGCCAAGTGCAGTAGACGATGCAGCTAATGTCATGAGTCAATATGACACAGATGAAGAGGATTGTGAGGCTTGTGCCATTTAAGGATTAACAATTATTATGCCAATTAGAGAAGAAGATAGAACTGTACAATATATTCATGATGCTGGGGATGGTAGTAAAAAGGTTATGGGAAGAACCAATCCTGAAACATGGCAGTTCATGAAAGAAAGATACGTAGTGTTACGTAACTTCATACCTAAAGATATTATAAACATGTGTTTAGATACATGGAAGACAACTGAAGGTAACCCTGATTGGGAAGATACAATCATGTATCGTGAGGTCAATGACATAACACATATGACTCCTGAACACCAAAAGAACAAATCTAAAGGTGGATATTGTACACCATGGGGTGTTGCATTACATAGATGGATTCATGATGCATTAGATAACAAAATTGACCTTGACTTAGGAGAAACATACTCTTATAGTAGAAGATACGAAAGAGGTGCTTACCTAACGTCTCACACAGATAGACCATCGTGTGAAGTAAGTGCAACTTTGTGTTTAGATTACCAATCAGATGACGGAAGTCCATGGAAGATATGGTTGCAAAACGACCAAGACTACATTGATTTCCATAACAATAAACAACTAGTTGAAGAAACTCAGGGAATTCCACCAAGACGTAGAGAGAAATCAAAATGTGTTTCATTAGAGGTAGGAGACTTGTTATTATATCAAGGGCCCAACATACCTCATTGGAGAGATACATTTGTTGGTGATTACTCTTATCACATATTTGTACATTTTTACAATAGAAAGAGTAACATGTCAAATCTACCTTGGGGTCAACAAGAAGATAAGCAGGGAATGGTTGGTGGTGTTCCACCATATTCAGTATTAGAATTTGATGGTAGAAAAGATAGATATAGTGTAATTGATTCTACTACAGAACAACGACAGCACTTTGAAAAATTTAGTAAATTTTGGGACAGGGATATATTCAGAGAAGTGCCAGATGTAGACAGGTCATTATTTTGTAACAACTATACCCATTTAACTAAATTAGAAACGAAGAAGAAACGAGAAGAGAATGACAGTATTTAACAAGAACAACATAGACTTCACCAAACAGAAATTATTCTTTGGTGAACCACTCAACACACAACGATTTGATACATTCAAATACCCTATATTTGATAAGTTAACACAAACACAACTTGGTTTCTTTTGGAGACCTGAAGAAGTGTCATTACAGAAAGATAGGTCTGATTATCAAACATTGAGTGATGCACAGAAGCATATCTTTACATCTAACTTAAGGTATCAAACACTTCTTGATTCAGTTCAGGGAAGGGCACCATCCATAGCATTCCTACCTTTTGTGTCCCTACCTGAACTTGAGTCTTGTATCATCACATGGGACTTCATGGAGACTATCCATAGTCGTTCATACACTCATATTATTAAGAACGTGTATGCAGACCCTAGTGATATCTTTGACACTATACTAGATGAACCTGCTATTGTCAAACGTGCAGAAATGGTGACAGAGAAATATGACCAGTTTATTGAATTGGGTAGACGAAGACTCTTAGGTCTTAAAGTTGAAGATTATGATTTGTATAAAGCGTTATACCTTGCACTTATAAGTGTAAATATTTTAGAAGGAATTAGATTCTTTGTATCCTTTGCATGTTCATTTGGATTCGGAGAACTGAAACTCATGGAAGGTAGTGCAAAGATTATCTCGTTTATTGCAAGAGACGAATCACAACACCTTGCAGTGTCACAACACATTCTCAAGTGTTACAAGAACCATGAGAACGATAAACTCATGAACCAAGTCATGCAGGATTGTGAACAGGAAGTGTACGAACTCTACGAAAGTGCCGTGCAACAAGAGAAAGAATGGGCAGAGTTTTTATTCAAGAACGGTTCGATGATTGGACTAAGTGTACCTTTGTTGAATCAGTATATTGAATACATATGTAATAAGAGATTAAAAGCAATTGGTCTTAAACCAATCTTTGATATCTCTTCAACTAACAATCCTTTACCATGGACACAACACTGGTTCAACAGTAGAGGACTACAGAATGCACCACAAGAGACTGAGATTGAATCTTATGTGATTGGTGGTATTAAACAGGACGTGTCAGACGATACGTTTGCAGATTTTAAACTATAGGAGTATATTATGATTGAGATATTCAGTAAACCATCGTGTCCTTATTGTGTTAAGGCAAAGTCTCTTTGTGAACAACAGGGATATGAATTTGAATACAAAATGCTGGATGAGGACTTTACTAGGGAAGAACTGTTTGAACAGTTCCCTAATGCAAGAACATTTCCCCAAATTAGGGTGAATGGAGAGTCTATTGGGGGGTACGATAACCTCCTAGAGTGGCACCTCAACAAGTAAGTTATTGATTTTAAAGGAAAAAGAAATTTCAATTTAGGGGTTGACAAAGTGAGGCAATATAGGTTATACTTACCCAGTAATGACAAACAAGACGTGATATGTGAGAGGTGGAAACACCTGTTTAAGATGATTGACCGTCAATATCAAGAAGTTCGAGTGTATACTGCAGGGATTGAGTTCTCTGAAAAGGATGCCAAACATCCACTTCCCTATGCAGTACTCGATGGTGAGAAGAAGTCCTTTGAAACCCTGTGGGATAAAATAGTAGTTAAGACAGGTAAAGCGGAGGACGATTACGTACCAAAATATGACTAAGGTAAAACACGAAATTTATTGTGATAATTGTGAACTGGATATTACTATTCAGTACGATTTAGATGACAATTCAGAGTACCAAGAAGAGGAAAAGGAAGTAGAGTTCTGCCCCTTCTGTGGTGACATTATTAGTGATGAGGAAAGTGACTATGAAGAAGACGTTCATTGACAACATTCATGTTGAGTTCAAAGGACAAATCAAAGACAAAAAACGTATAGAGAAATACGTCAAGTCAGTATTACACTATTTCATGCCACGACTTCGTAAGAACATCTTTGTCGAAGTCAAATTCACCAAAGACCTAGGTGGTGACTACGGTTACTGCATGGGTAACAAAGACTGTGTAGAGATTGAGATTGGTAAGTACAATTTCAGTCTCGACCAAATGATGGTCACCCTTGCACATGAACTCATTCATGCAAAGCAATTCCTAAAGGGTGAACTTACCCCCACTATGAGGAATTGGAAGACCCTAAACTATGAGGGTATTCCCTACTCACGTCAACCATGGGAACGTGAAGCATATAAGAAAGAGGAGTTCATTTACGAACTGTTTTGGGTGAAATAATTCCCCAAAGGGGTTGACAATGCCCCCTACTTTTTGGTATTATAACAGTATGAAAAAAGAAGTGAATAAAGTAAAAAGAATCTTCGTTGATATGGACGGAGTAGTTGCTGACTTCCTACAAGGTTGCAGTGACATGATGGGTAAACCCCTCACCAGTGACGATGCTGGTCATACTGAGTACGACCTCAGGAAAGAAGAATTAACTAACAAAAGACTATTCGGAATGCTACCTCCAATGGTTGACTATGCAGATTTGATTGGATATATCAAACACACTGGTCTTCCTTGGGAGATACTCACTGCCGCAGGAACTGTGAACAGAGAGTTAGTTGTCTATGACAAGAACAAGTGGGTAAGAAAGTATATTGACCCTACTGTTGTTGTCACTTGTACTTACAGTGGTAGTCAGAAAGGCGCCTTTGCAAAAGAAGGTTTCGTTTTGATTGACGACAGACCAAAGAACATCAAAGCGTGGGAAGATGCAGGTGGTATCGGTATCATCCACGAGAGTGCAGAAAAAACAATTAACATTCTAAAGGAGTTAAGAAATGGTTGAAGTGATGCGAGTTAGTCCCCTTACAGGGAAAACCAATTTCATGGTTGTAGATGTAACCGAAGAACAGGTTGCAGAGTGGAACAACCCTGAGAGGAAGAGGTTGATACAAGATATCTTCCCTAACCTCACTGATGTTGAACGTGAGTTCATCATGACAGGTTACTCTGCAGAGGATTGGGTAGCACTACACGGAGTTTAACACTTGGAGAAGTGTCAGGGTGACTAGGTCACCCTTTTTTTGCATACACTAAATAAATATTATTATGAAGAAGATTTTGGATTTTATTGTGAAACACGAGTTTTGGTTTACAATGCTAATAGTGTTTGGTTTATATATTGGTGAATACCTAACTCGGATACATTGGATGAGTAGTCTCGGATTTTTGTTATTTTTAATTGCAATAACACGATTAGCATCACATCCAATGTGGGAAAAGGATAAGGAAAAATAATGAGAAGTATTTGGGAAAAAATACAGAGGTGGTGGAAACCTGAGTACAAGATTACTGTGTATCGGAAATCAGATGCAGGTAACACTTTCACACATGTACATAATGTGAGTAAAATTCTGATTCAGAAAGAAAAACACTTAAAATTCAAAGAACATGAATCAGGTAAATGTGTGGAGTTTAGGTCAGCAGAAGGACTTACTTACACCATAGAGGAGTTATAATGAATCAATTTTTTATTGCAATTATACTGGTACTAGGACTAGGGTCATGGTATTTGTATAATGAGAATCAAACACTCACTGCAAACAACATCAAGTTGGAAGGTGCAGTCGAAGAACAGAAACGTACCATAGAGACCATCAAAGAAAACTTTGAAAAACAAGGTCAAGCACTACAGAACATGAGTCGTGCAAATGCACGAATAGAGGCAGAGAAAGATAGATATCTTGACATCTTTCGAAGACATAATTTAGATAAACTTGCACTTGCAAAACCAGGCTTGATTGAAACAAGAATCAACAAAGGAACTGCAAGTGTTTTTGAGGATATAGAGAATGATAGCAAGAACATTAGCAATCTCGACTCTCCTGATTCTGATTAGTGGTTGTTCCTTATTAGGAACACGTCAGATAGAGGTTAAGTCAGAACCAGTAAAGTTGGAAATTATCCAACCCACATTACCACGTCCAATTGATTTACAGAATCCTAAGTGGTACGTAGTGTCAGAAGCAGTCATTACCAATCCTTGTATTGAACGTCTGCAAGACGATGGGTCTATGAAAAGACCAAAAGAATGTCTACCTGAAGACAGAGAGAATCCTGAGTGGCCTGAGGGTTATACATACTTAGACAGATTCTTAGATGAAATGAAAAGATTGAATGGTGGTGACATAGTATTTGTTGCAACCACAATTGGAGACTATGAAATGATGTCTGCAAACATGCAAGAACTACGTAGATACATCCAACAAATGGGTGAGGTAGTTGTATATTATCGTAATGTAACCATCAATGACGAACCTGCTGTTGGTGTGGAAGTGAAAAAGAATGCGACCAAACAACCCTAGAACACAATATCAACCTGCAAAAGGTGAACACTTACAACTGTTTGCAACACCCATGTTCAGAGGATTCTGTCCACTAAACATAGACCAAGTTGCAAATGATGTAAGAGACATCATTGCAGAGATAAAAGAACGTAATCCTGATGGTGAAGTGAATAACACATACACATCATATTTTCATGAAGATTCACGAGAGAAGACTGAATCATTGCCATGGTTTGAGGATTTTGCAAACTGCATGAAAGACTCTTACATTGAGTTTATTAGATTGCATTACAATTATCAAGTAGATGCATTGAATAGGTCAGATATTCATTTTTGTGCATGGGTCAACAGATATGAGGGTGCAAATTGGCATGACACACATAACCATGTCAACTCTTTAGTTTCAGGAACATTTTACGTCAAGACAGTTGACACACAACCTATAAAGTTTTTTAGTCCAAATAACGTTGCAGAGTTTGCTACACGTGCAAAGATGGAATACTATGATGACATTCAAGGTTTAGAAAACATGAAAGTGTATGGTACTCCAACCATGCAACATGAAATACAAGTCTTTCCTAGAGAAGGAGAGTTCTTATTATGGCCCTCATATCTCATGCATGGTGTTCCTGCACCTGACCCTGAGAGGGCAGACAACTATGAACGTATATCAATATCCTTTAACCTTACACATAACGAACCATTGAATAACACTCAACATGGTACACCTATGTCTTATAGCTTTTTAAAATGAAACCTTATATAACAGAAGAATTATGGGCATTAAGTCCAACGATTGAACCTCAATATGATGAGGAGACTCAAGTTATCACAATTGATAACTTTTACGAGAACCCTGATGACATTTATGAACACTTAATGTCACGTCCAGTGCCGATGTGGAAATACAACTCAGAACGAAAGAATTCTAGAAATGGTATTGACTATAATGATTGTAGAGTTGTAGACACAGTTGGTCATCCAACAAGATTATACACTAACAGTAACGAGAGAATCAAAGACATATGCAGACAGCATTTTTGGAAAGGTGAATACAGTTTTCAGAACATCATTGAAGTGAACTGTTTTCAAACTCTTACAGTGTTTGATAATAAACTACAACACTACCCTCACATCGACAGTGAACTTTCATGTCCTGATTTGAGTGCAACACTTAACATGCTAGTGTATTTGGACAAAGAGGATGATGGTGGTACTGCAATCTATGGTGGTGAATGGATACACAATGATGAACAGAAGAATCTATTGTATCCAGTAGAGAATGACTTTACAGTTGAACACATCATTCCTGCAAAGTTCAATAGATGTGTCATATTCCCTGGCAACAGATTACATGGTGCATGGATTGATGACTATAGTAAATTTACAGGTGATAAGTGGAGATACACATTGGTGAGATTCTTCCACCCTTGGGGTAATCCTAACTACGATGGACAAGTCTAATGAAAAGAAGAGATATTAAAAGAGTAAAACAAGATTTTGACGACAATGCACCTCCAATGTTAATTATTGGAGAAAGACTCTTGTCAAGAGAGGAATGTGATAATATAATTAATGAACACATAAGACTTCCTTTTTCAGAAATAACCATGGGACATGATGGACAGGAAAATAAAGTTGCCGCAGTAAATGAAAAGGACATGAACCACACTTGGAAATACACTACACCTGACAGTAAAGAGTTTACAGTTCTCCAGCCAGGCAGTATAGAGTTCGATAGATGTATAGAGTTCTGTTATGATTTTTTACCCAAGGCACCTGAATATGGTAAGGTTAACTATGCACAAATTATTAGATATCCTGAGGGTACATTATTTCCGTTCCACAAAGATAATGCAGACAGTGAGGACACTGCAACTGCAATATTCTTTCTTAATGAGGAGTATGAAGGAGGAAGACTGAATGTAGAAGGACATACAATTCAACCTCGTAGAGGTACAATGGTAACATTCAATCATTCAACCAAAAGATGGCATGGAGTAGAACCCATATACAAAGGAGAACGATGGGTCTTTGCAATTTGGTTTGGATTTCAAGACGAACAATTAGAAGAAGGAACAGACGATGAGTCAATTTCAGAAGTGCAGTCAGTGTCAGACGATGTTAGACCTGACTCAAGTGAAGTATTGGATTGATGATAGCAATCTTCATGTATTTTGTGATGCATATTGCTCTCATGATTGGCATATAGAACGTGATAAGAAGAATAAAAAACCTGTTAACAGGGGTAGGGACGAAAAGAGAACTCGATAAGTTCTCTCCTAACTTAACAAATGTGTTATTCACTGCACTCGGATTGGGTGCAGTGTTTTTCATTCTTAT